GAAGCAGTTAGAGATGAAGCATATATAACATCAGAACAATTCATACCTGCAGTATTTTCACGGGTTACTACGAAAGGTGCAGGATATGGTAAAATGGTTTTAGATTTACCACCTGAATTGGGTATGAAAGCTAATTTATCTGATAAGAAATCTATTCTATTATTAAAAGGTGAGGAAGTTCTAGATGAATTCTTTACTGATAAGTTAGATTATTATGAATCAAATAGAGTTGGACAAATTGGAGTAAGATCAGTACCTGGAGGTAAGATGTTACGTCCTGTTTATATAGTTAATATGCCTGCGTTCTGTTTTTCGTTACCAATAGCTGAAATGCCACAATATTATCAGACTAGACGGTTAAATGAAACAAATAGACGCTTAACAGCTGATGGTATTATTGGTGGGACTGAATATTATATGTCTGAACAAGTAGGTATACCAATACGTGATTTCGCAGATTTAAGTATTTATACAATGCCACAAGATCCTGAAGTATTTTTATTATCTTTAGATTTTTCATCATTTGATATTTCAACACCTACGGAATTATTTCAAAATAATACCATTAAGGGTATTTATGATGCGATGAAACATTTACCTGGGTTTTCATCGGATCCATATTATAAAAATCATACCTTTACTGAGATTAAAGATAGACTTATGAAGTATATGTCAAAAGCCTATTATAAAACATCTAGTTTTGGTTTGACAATTAAGATTTTAATGGATGCATTACAATCAGGTGCTTCATGGACAATATCATTTAATAATATTGCAAATCGTGGTTTCTCAATGTATCTGCAAGATAGAATGTCTATCTTGGGTTGGAAGATACAATTACAAGCAGTTAAATTTCATGGAGATGATAATACCTGGGCTGTACGTGTTAATCAGGTTGATAGTTATGATAGTTATAAACAATTTTTAAGTGATATAGAGCAAGTATGTAAAGAAGGAATGTTAACAATTAATGTTCAGAAAACTATGACTACGGCATATAAAGCAGAATTTGTAAAGATATACGTAATCAATGGTTTTATACAACATCCAGTGCTTGTAACATACTTTCCAAGTGAAAAAGCATGGTTTACAGAAGATAGATATGCAATATTTAAAGCTTATGTTGGAAAGATGAACGTTATGTCATCTAGAGGTGCTGATGAACAACGTTTACGAGATTATTTATCAATTTTATTTTTAGTTGGAGCTAGAGTATCTGTTCCCATAAAGGAAGAAAAAGATGGTAGGAGCAGAGTTGTACAAAGAATAAATGTACATTATCCAATGTGTGTTATGTATGTACCTAAAATATTAGGTGGAGTTGGAATTGATATGACATTTACATCAGATAATATAGATATTTTAACATTAAATTCGGATTTATATCTAACTAGGGAACAGGCTGAGTATGCCTACTCATTTGTTAGTGCTATGAAACCAGAAAATATCAATTCTTTTATTAAAAGGGTGATAGAAAAAGGAGTTAAAGTATCTTATACAAATGTAGATGGGGATAGAGAAACGAGAATGTTTCCAAATGCCGGATTGCAATTATTTAAGAATTCTTTAGATAATAACCAGATGATATTATCTAAACGTGCGATAGCAAAAAATGCAGCTATATTTTCAGTTGCTGATCCAAGTTTGTTTTATCAGAATAGAGCAAATATGATGATTCGTAATGTTATTGAAAGTATACAATTAGAAAGAACAGGTGTTGATAGACAGGCTAAAGCCGTGTATGAGCACATTAGATCAATTAGACCTAAACACATTGATTATGGTTATAATCGAGTGTTTACTATTGAAGAGTTAAGTGAGACTTATGAGTCTACTAATGAATATGTACTTATAGGAACATCTAAAAGAAAATTATTAGTGCAACAGTTTTTAGGAATGTTAAAACAACGTAATGTATCATTTAGATTTTCATCATTTATTTATACGTTACGTAAAAGTAGACATTTTCCTAAAGGTATACAAGCTGAAATTTTAATTGAACAGATTCTCAAGATGGGGATCGAGTTTGATAAAACGCGG